AAGGTGTTAGCTTGAATCGAAAGACCAGAAGCGAGGCTGATAGCGGAGTACCTGATGCTACAGAAACGTGTTGGTCTTGTTGACCAGTGGATCAACTACTGTAAGCCTACGCACCGTATTCATGGAGGTGTCATAACCAATGGCGCAGTGACAGGACGTATGACACACCGCACCCCAAACATGGCACAGGTTCCTTCCTGCTCCGCACCCTATGGTGAGCAATGCCGTGAGCTGTTCATTGTACCTAAAGGTTATAAACTTGTTGGTATTGACGCAGCAGCACTGGAACTCTGTATGCTGGCGCACTACATGAATGACCCTACGTTCACTACTGCGGTAGTCTCAGGCAAGAAGGAAGACGGTACGGACGTACACACGGTGAATATGAAGGCTGCTGGCCTACCCACCAGAGACCTAGCCAAGACCTTTATCTATGCCCTGCTGTACGGTGCTGGGCCGGGTAAGATAGGCAGGATCGCTGGCGGTGACTACGCTACAGGGGAAGAACTAATGTCACGGTTTATGGAGAACATGCCTAAGCTGAAAGATGTATTGGTGATGGCGAAGGCAAAAGGAAGGGAAGCTCGCATGATGATTGATGGTTTAGATGGAAGACAGCTACGCATCAGATCGGAACACTCTGCTCTGAACACGCTGTTGCAGGGAGCAGGGGCTATCGTAATGAAGAAGGCTCTTGTGTTGTTTTACAACAGTCTGGTGTCACGCAAGATACCTGCTAATTTTGTATTGAATGTTCATGACGAGTGGCAGCTTGAGGTGCAAGAGGACTATGCAGAGCAAGTAGCTCAGTTGGGCATTGAGGCAATCAAGAAGGCAGGTGTTGATCTCAGACTGGCATGTGCCTTGGATGGCGAAGCAAAGATAGGAAATAATTGGGCAGAAACCCATTGACAACACTAAATTTATACTTTACTGTGCAGTAACTACCTAGCTATGGAGGCTATATAATGAGTAATTTCAAACGTAGTGACAAAAGTTTAGTTCTGAAAGATGTCGAAGTACGCTGGGCCAGTCTCAGCAAACCAAACAATATGTCTGGCAAGTACCAGATTGATCTGAGCAATCTTACTGACGCTCAGATAAAGCAGATTGAATCGTTGGATATAGACGGCATCAAGCCCAGCATCCGCACCAGAGAAGATCAGCCGGAAGCAGGTAAATTCATTACCGTTAAATCCAACAGAGAAATCTATGCTCTCGACACTAACGGAGACCGCATCAACGTCTCTGTAGGCAACGGCAGCAGGGCTAATCTGCGCATAGGTTCTTACAAGTGGAAGAAGCCTGTCGGCAGTGGTGAAGGTGTGTCCTTGACACTGGATAAGCTGGTGATTACCAACCTGATTGAGTACGTCCCTGAAAGGGATGACTCTGAATTGTTCAGCACCGACACAATTTAATTGTCATGGCCCAGCCAGCGGTGGCTAACACTGGCAGTCAAGGCATGGTTTCTCTTGATTTCCTCCCATGTGACTTGACCGTCTGCCCCACGATACGGGGCATTGCTATAGGGGGACAAAGTAGATGATGATTATTACACAAGTATCAGAGGAATGGTGGATACTTACCAGTAACGATGGCTGCCGTAGCCTGACATGGTTTGGCTATAGCAGACCGGAAGTGGTTGGTAAGTTCAATGCATACATCCGCAAGATGGAAGTGGAGAAACTACGATGCTGCTGATTGATGGGGACATCATTGCCTACCGGGTGCTGTTCAGCAAAGACGCTGAAACATTAGGCTCCATGTATTCTATTATTGAGACATATATCAATAATATTATTACTAACGCTGACCCCGACATCAAAAGGTATAAAGTCTACCTGACAGGCAAAGGCAACTTCAGGGACGACATCGCAGTTACCGCACCCTACAAAGGCAACAGACCATCAGAGAGACCTGAAGGGCTGGAAGACATCCGAAAATACATGCTGCTCATGCACCCCAGTGAGTTGGTTGAAGGTCAAGAGGCAGACGATAAGATTGCTATCGAAGCCACTCTCCGGGGCGAAGCCTGTGTAGTCTGCTCCATTGACAAAGACTTGGATCAGATACCCGGCAAACATTTCAACTTTGTTAAAAACATTCAATATTCTATTAGTCCCCAGCAGGGATTGTTGAACTTCTATTGTCAGATACTGACAGGAGACAGAGTAGACAACATTGTTGGGTTGAAGGGTGTCGGGCCTAAGACAGCTCTGAAAGCCTTGAAAGACTGCAAGACTGAATTGGAGATGTATCAGAAGTGCTTGGAGATGTACGAAGATGAGCAGAGGGTCATTGAGAACGCAAGGTTATTATGGCTCAGACGGCAGGAAGGACAGCAGTGGAACCCACCTGCGGCAACTAAAACTACCGAGGCCCAAGTCAGTGAAGAAACGCAGCAACCAGAAACCACCAAAGGGCTATGATAGTTGGTTTGAATATGAACTACACCAGAAACCTCTGAGAGCATGTAAGTGTCACACAGAGACAGTGCAGTATGTGCAGGTCAAGACCTACGAACCTGACTTCATTTACTACAACACTGCTGGTGGTAAACAAAAGTATAAAATATTTATTGAAGCTAAGGGCCGCTTCAGGGACAGAGGGGAAGCAAGGAAGTACGTTGATGTTAAGAAGGGATTAGACAAAAGCGAAGAACTTGTATTTGTTTTTTATAATCCCAAGACTCCAATGCCGGGAGCTAGGAAACGGCAAGACGGTACTAAGCTAACGCATGGAGAATGGGCTGAGTTAAACGGCTTCAGGTACTTCACCGAAGAAACAATCCCAGCTTCTTGGGGTAAGAAATGAAAACAAAAGGAGGAATAACTATGTATCTACCTGTGTACATTACTGGCTTAATCGCAAGTTGTTTTTGTTTTTATGCAACACTGCGTTTCCTGAAAAGTGTAGTATCTGATGTAGAAGATGATGAAGATACGTTGTATGCCTCAGAGATTATGGACGGGTTTCTGATTCTAACCTGTTTTGTAGGGGCTGCTGGATTACCTCTGGCTTTAATCATACCTTTGTTTAATTTGTTGAGGTGATCTAATGCGCATACTCTGTATCCCTGACACTCAAGTGTCTCCTAACGTACCAACAGAGCACCTGTTGTGGGCTGGGCTGTACGCAGTAGACAAATATCCTGATGTTATTGTCTTTATCGGGGATCACTGGGACATGCCAAGCCTGAGCAGCTACGACAAGGGTAAGAAGTCCTTTGAAGGACGTAGGTATATTAAGGACATTGATGCTGGCAATGCAGCTATGGCTTTGTTTATGGCTCCTATCCTGCAAGAACAGGAAAGGCTCAGACGCAACAAGGATAAGATATGGAAGCCTAGATTAGTATTTACTCTTGGTAACCATGAGAATAGAATCATCAGAGCTATAAATTCTGATGCGATGCTGGAAGGCTTGATGAGCTACGATGACTTTGCACTAGCGCAGTGGGGCTTTGAAGTCTATGACTTCCTTGAACCTGTAGTAATCGAAGGTGTTGTGTTCAGTCATTACTTTGCCAGTGGCCCTATGCTGAGACCTATTACATCTGCCAGAGCATTGCTGACTAAGAAGCACATGAGCTGCTTTATGGGACATGTACAGGACAGGGACATTGCCTATGCCTGTAGAGCTGATGGTACTAACATGACAGCTATCTTTGGTGGTATATTTTACCAACACGATGAGGACTACCTTGGCAGGCAGGGCAACAATAGCTGGCGAGGGATATGGATGCTTAACGATGTACGCAACGGCAGCTTTGACGAGATGCCAGTGAGTCTTGAATATTTGAGAGGTAAATATGGTAGGCACTGAACAAGAATGGAACGAATGGGCTGAACGCAGGTTACCGAAGTGGGATACTAACCGTCTTACAGCGAAGCTGCCTAATTCCTATGATGAGGTACAGAAGCCCCAGCACTACAACAGCGGCAAGGTAGAGTGCATCGAGGCTATAGAGGCTTCGATGTCACCAGAGGAGTTCAAAGGGTATCTGAAAGGCAACACATTGAAGTATCTGTGGCGGTACTCTTACAAGGGTAAACCAGTACAGGACTTGGAGAAGGCACAATGGTATCTCAAAAAGTTAATAGAAGCACAGTGATCTATGCTTGAGATTAAAATCCAACCAGAATGGCTCGACTACGCCAGAAGCAAAGTAACAAACAAAGCCTTCAACAAAACAACTATTGTTGATAGTGGCGGTGGGCAGCTTGTGGGTCTTCTGGGAGAGATTGTGTTTGCTCAGTGGTTTAAGTCTTTATCCAAAACAAAGATAGAGCATGTCGGTTTTAATAACTATGATTATGATTTTTTAATAGATAACAAAAGAATAGATATTAAAACAAAGAACTGCACCAGTGTTCCGCAGCCTTGGTACACTGTACATATAGCAAGGTCTCAAGAGAAACAAGAGTGTGATGTTTATGTTTTTGTTAGGGTTAAAGATTACGAAGTGGCTTACTTGCTAGGCTGGATAACTAAGCAAGAGTTCTGGGAGGGAGCTAAAAGAAGAGATGTTAAGAAAGGAGAAAAGGAATCTAATGGGTTCACTGAAAAGGCAGATGCCCGTAAGATGGACATTAAAGATTTAGAAGATATGCAGACTTGGTAGGGAAGCTACTGAGCCATCCGAGAATAACTAGAACAGCTCAGTAGTACGCTTCAGCCCTGCTAGGTATCTCCAGCCTAGCGGGGTTTTTTATTTTCTATTCGCTGCGTCTTTTTCTATCCCGCCACCAAGCCACTGATACCAGATACGTCCTCCTATGGGGAGCTGGCTTAGAGTTTTTTCAGGAAGTAAATCTTCTTTGGTAGCTGCTGCGTTTATGTCCTGCACAACCGCATCAAGCCAGCCAACAGGGGGCATGAGAGTATTAGCAACAAATTGAGATACTTGGCCCTGTCCCAGATAGCGTTCGGTTAAGTAGGAAGACACGCCAAATAGTTTAATCACGTTAGTAGCGTACTCATCTGGGATGTTCTCTAACGCAGCCTCTCTGCCTAACATGGCATTCTTTAGCTGATCCACTGAAGCACCCATCAACGGAATAACAGTCATATAAGAAACTAAAAACTTTAAGGCTTCTTTCTTGTTGCCCTTAGCGTACTCGTCAATGATATTTCTGCGCATCAAGTCTAACTGCCTCAGCGCAAACGTCTTCATACTATATAAGATTCTGCCATTAGGTGACTGCAAATATTTTATAGGCATCTCAGATAAGGCAATAGGTTGCACATCTGCCAACTCATTCCAAAGAAGATATTTAACATTATCAGTCATGTTCTCAGCCTTCAGGTCATTCAAGAGCTGTTCAGTTTCCTCGCCAAATATCTTTCCATACTTGTTGCGTATAGCTTTAATACCGCCCTCACTCTTAGCTAGTGAAGTAAACTTACTAAAAGCAGAATTTATAAAAACATTCTTACCTAGCCTATCTGTAAAATGGAAACCAGACAAACGAAGGGAGCGATCCAACCATTTACTTATAGTGCTAGGGGAGCTTATCTCTGCGGCTATTACGTTGTCTAAACCCAAATCAGAAACGGAAACAATATTACGTTTCAACATAGCTGAGATGGTGTTGCGCATCCCGTTCATGACAGCAGACATCCCCAAGTCTTGAAGCTGAGTAGCAGCAGAGACAGGGTTCGCAAGCGTAGTCATATACCCAATACTTTTTAAATCTCTAAGGACTGCGTGGGGTTGTGTTGTGCCTGTAACAAATCTAGCTTTTAACAGCTCTGCAAGTCTGTCTGCCTGATCTGGATTAACATTCCCTTCTTTAATCTCTCTAGCAACAAAGCTACCTATAGTCTTGTCGAGGTCTAAGGAACGCACTCCTTTGTCTGTGCTGTCTCGCCCAAACAGAGACCGAAGCTCAATGTCGTCTACTGCTTTATTAATATATTGTACAAGTGAAACAGGAGCTTCAGTGTACTCGTCCAGTATGTCGTCTGTAATTTGTTGTATTGTTCTTATCTTAGTAAAGCCGGGAGCAGCTTTGTTGGGCACAACACCACGCAATGTTTTATTAAACACATCTATAACTTCAGACTCAGGCAGCGCATTGATGTAGCCCTGTACTGTTTTAGCTTGGATGCCTAATCTATTGCCTGCACTCTTGAGGTTTGTGAGCAAGATAGTTTGCTGAGGAGTATTTAATTTCTTAGTTAAGCTGGCGTAATCTTTGACTTGACGAGGGAAATAATTCTCTAAGTAACCAAGATCACGATAGCCAGCATCTTTTAATTGCCCATGCAGCTCGCTAAGAACTCCCTTAACCTTATTTAATTCAGGGACTAGAGCAGGGTTCTCTCTTGATATAATTTTAGCAGCGTCATCCAACTCTCCGTTGTAAAGAGCAATCGAAGCACTACGCTGAGTCTGTTTTGAAAGACCAGTAAATCCTTTTACAAAGGGGGCTATGCGGTTGTTTAGTTCTGCTTTCTTGGTATGTGTTGCAAAGTCAAACTTACGGACTCGTCCAAGCACAGGCTCTGATATCTCTCTCATTGCCGTACTCATAATACTCAGCCAGTTGTCTTTGAAAGCTCCGCTAGAAGCATTACTGAAGGCTGAGTTCCTTACTTCCAAGGCAGTCAACGCTTCTTGAGTAGAAGGAATAATTACTCGTCTGCCTGATTTATTTATAGCAGCAGCAACTTCTTCAGGAGCAAGATTCAAACGTGAAGTAACAATCTTTGGTATTTCTTTTACTGGGGTTCCTGCTGCAATTTCTTCAATCAGTACATTTTCAATATTATCTACAGTAGCAGCGGCATCCTCTATTGCCAACCTTTCAGCTCTAACTGCGGCTCTGTTGGCTATTTTCTGTTGAATTGTAGATACTGTCTTACCAAGTACAAAACCGCCAGCGGCTCCTGCTGCCGTCAATGTTGCCAGTTCTTGTGGTTTTATTTCTCCTGTCTTGGCAAGCTGCTCTGCCATATTCATCTCGCCAGAAAGCAAACCAGCAGCTAAGGACACCCCCCGCGCTCCTAATTTCTCAGGTGCTGCTATGAGCGTAGTAGGAGTAGATAAAGATTTAAGGAATATCCCAGCAGTGGCTGCGTCTACCTCATACCATGCTTGATTATCTTTCTCTTCCAAGAAACCAGAGTCAATAAGGGCTTTGTTTTGGGTGTACACGCTGTCTGCTTTGACCTGCTGTATCCTCTCCCTTCTTTGGTCAGGTGTCATTTGAGAAAACCCTGCGCCATATTTCTCGTCAGGAGAGATGTAAGCTATGCTGCCATCAACAATACCTATAGAACCTATTGGAAACTTACTTTCAAGATAGTCTCCCCAGTTGCCTACATCAGTAGTAGTTGAATCCCAACCATAAGAAAATTTCTCCCATGCAGTAAGACGGTCTGTCACTGCTTCTCTCAAAGGAGCTACTGTATTTTCTTGCTCAACAAGAGTGCCGATAATATCCGATAAAGGATAGCCAGCATTAATAGCCCCTTCATAATCATAGTTATGTCTGGAAGCTAACGACTTAACTATGTCTTCATCTGGAACGCCAGCAGCTCTGGCGGCTTCTAAATCAAAAGCCATAATTAATTCTCACTTACTGGGCTTGATGTGTTATTATAAAAAGATTCAACAGAAGGGGCTGGAGTTAGTGCCTGTGAAGAAGGAGCAGTAACACTAACATTTCCTTCTTCATCTACTGAAATTCGCCCACTACTTCTAAGACGTTGAGCAGCTTCTTCAATGTTGTCTTGGAATGTTCCGCCTTTTTCTGCTTTTACTCTAGCAGTTTCATTGGCAAGCTCATTAGCAAAAACTTCTCTATCTTCTGAAGACATTAAATCTTGGTCGAACCACCAACTTTTAATAGCTGTTGTATTTCTTGTTACCCAAGAACTCGCTGCTTCTTTTTCACCTTGCGTTGGAGTGGATATAGGTCGAGGCTGCGGTGCGGTCTCTTGTCTTTGAGCTTCTGCTTTTGTTTGCCAGTAATCTTCCATTGTGCCTTCTGGGTTCTCTTTCTTCCACGCCTGATATTCAGATTGAGAACGTGTAGTATTTGTTTTCCATGTAACAAAAGAAGGATAGCTTGTGTCTGCTCCCGGTGCTTGAGCAGTTTCCCATGCCGCCCACTCAGCTTGAAACTCATAAGTCTTAGGTGCTTCTTCTTTGAAAGAATCCCGTATGTCATTTAATTGGCTTATTATATCTGAAGCAGGTAATTGGCCTACAAGAAGTTTTATATCTTGCATGGCTGCTTTAGCATCTTCACTTTTTGCATTTGCTATTGAGCTGTCGATAAAATTAATAAGCGTGTCGCTCTGCTGTATTTTTTTATCTTCTTGTAACTTAAGTTCATTAGCCTGCGCCATAAACTGTATAGCTTCCGGTATCCTACCAACAGCATTAGCAGCCTGAGCCATAGCAGTCAGACTGTCAGAAGTAGTGCCAAAGCTGGGTTGTTGGGATATTTGCTGCATAGCTTTGTTGTAGGCTTCAGTGGCAGAGTACGGAGTCTGTCCGGTAATACCACCAAGCATGCCGCGAATACCCTGACCAATAGCTTGGGTAGTCTGCGGAACAGAGGCAGCCATAACAGCAGCCATAGGGTTTGGAGAGGACATAGCAGCCATAATGTCCTGTGGAGACATCCTCTGCTGTTGAGGTGCTAACAGATTCTGAAGCAAACCTTGTGCAAATGATTGATTAGCCATTCTGTGTCACCTTTAAATAATTTTATTAAACAGCCCACTAAAGAGCGTACCCGCACTAGAAATCTGTCCGTTCTGAACTGAGTATTGAGGAGCAAACAAGCCTCTGAGAGCTTCTTGCAGGTATATCTGACGCAGTGCGTTAGCCTGCTGCTCTGACTGAATACGAGCCTCTGCACCTGCCTGAGCCAGCCCTGCACCTGTAACAGCCTGCTGCTGCTGCGCTCTGGTAGCAAGTTCAGCATAAGGTACACCAGCACCCATAACATTAAGCAGCATCTGCTGCGGAGTAAAGGACGCACCAAACATCCCCTGACCTATGTTGTACTGCTGGAGCTGTTCACCCATAGCCTGCTGACGGCCCATCAGGGCGTTCTGCATACGCTGTTCTTCCATAGCTTTGGCAAGAGCCAGTTGCTCAGGAGTACCACCATACTGTGCAGTCCTTACGCCAAGCCTGCCCTGATTCAGCAGCCTCTGCTCTAGCGCAAGCTGTTCACGCTGACGCTGTGGAGCTGCCGCAGCCTCAAGCATCTGAGTAACATTAGCAGCCCTCTGGTCAATCGGAGCAGCAGCACCGAGCATACCGCCCAAGCCTGACTGAGTAAGCTGCTGTACTACATTCTGATAATCAGGTGACAGAGCCATCTGTGTCCCAGTAGGGCCAGCAGTAAACGTACCCAAGCCACCGCCAGCACCGCCAGTAGTGACAGTATAAGGCTTAAACTGCAAGTCCTGACTAGCCTGCTGAGCAAGCTGCTGCAAGGTGTTCTGCACATCAGTGCCAGCTTGTCGTACCTCGCCCAAGCCATAATTAGCCAAGCCTAGTTGAGCACCACTACCTAACAAGCCTGAAAGAATGTCACCCCATTCCATTAGTAAGTACCCCCGGTAATCGTACCTGCCGTTAATGTGCCAGAAACATTAACAGTAGCAGCCGTGACAGTTCCTGTGAAAGTAGGACTTGCCTTATCTGATTTACTATTTACTGCTGTTTCTATGTTATCAAACTCCGTGTTGATCTCTGTGCCTTTGACCACTTTAGAAGGGTTACCAGAAGCAAGAGCATCTTTAACAGCGAAGTTGGTAGTTTTGGTATATGCGCTCATTACACAAGCCTCCCAAGTAATGCCAAAATATCAATTTTCTGAATTGAAAACAAAGTATCATTTATACTAGCTTGTATTCCTACGGTTACTACGTTGCCAGAGCCACTGCCGTTGATTGAAGGACGATTTATCAAAATGCCCGGAGTGTATTCATCATCACTGCCATATTCATCAACACCATACTCAGCTATAGCCCCGCCTGAGAACAGGAAAGTCTGCTGCTTGTAAGAATAAGAATAATCATATCCCCAATTCAGAGTTGTCTGTGTATCCTGACCACCTATAATAGTCAAAGTAAACTTTTTAAGAAATTTAATATTAGCAGCATTACCAAAGTCCAAAGGTATGCTGAAATACTCCATCAGGTAAGTTGATCCATTATCCAGAAAGCCTTGATACTGACTAATTCCTTCAGGATGTCCAAAGTATATAGCCCCGTTCTTGCGTCTTGTAACACACAGCGGGTTAATCTGACTCCATGTTGTAACCCTGTGAGAGCCATCCTCTAACGGGCCGCGCATGTCAAAACAATAAACAATGTTACTATCTGGCAGCGTTACCAAGTAGAAGGCTTCTTCAGGGCTGTATACAGACTTAATAGGAGCTGTCTGAAGACCTACAACAGAGGTCAAGTCAGTCCTGACGTTCTTGCTTAAATCTCTTAAAGGTGCTGACTTTTCCTGAATCAGCCTACCAAGACTCATTAAACCTTGTTGACTAAGAAACAAAATGTCTGCCCCTGTGTTTTGCACAGAGTCACGGGCAATGCAGCCAATGTTGCTAATAGCGTCAGACAGAACCATTGTTGTTGGATCATCTGCACCGCTATAGATAAGCACAGAGTTCTTACCAAAAATAATAAGAAAATTGTTATGCGCAGCTAACGCTACAATCTCATCGTAGCCCGTAGGCCAGAACTGATTTATCTCTATAGAGCCTGATGTACCACTATCCCAATTCACGCCATTGAGAGTATCAGACCAATAGACAGTAGATTTATCATCAACAAAGTCAGCACACCAGAGCCTGCCGTATGCTCCAATAACTTCATTACCTTCAGGAGGAGTTCCACTGGATGAAGCATGTGACGACATGGCAACAACAACCCCAGTAGCCTCGTCATACACCAAAGGCTCATGATCGCTCTGAAAGAAATAAACACGATGATTAAAAGAAACAATCTTCCAGTTGTTTGCTGTTATGGTGTAACCACCGGGAGTTTCGTCAGTAAGCGTAGCAGCCCCTGAGAATATTTTGTTATTACCAGCACTAAATATTTTAGATGCGCCATCTTCTTCAATATGTTCATGGATTGCTTCTATACCATCAGAAGAACCCAAAGGAGTAGCGTCAGTGGTAATGTAGCTGTAGCCTCTCCTAGCACCTATCCTACCGTATTGGTCAATAACACAGTTCGTAGCAACGGAGGCAAAAGAAGGATTCAAACCAACAGGGGAGTCTTGTGTGTTGATCCCAAAGAAACCCGGAGCAGATATTGAAATGGTTTGAAGCGTTTGCGCCATTACGCAGGTCTCCAGTTCAATTCAACACTATATTTAGCAGCGTCCAAGGAAACCGCATCTGCCAACGCTCTATCAGCAATGCCAAAGATTTCCTGAGCAGCAGTGCCGCCTGTTTCGCCTCTTTCGCGTGTAGCAAACGACCAAGCGTACATGATAATAGGATGACTAGGCAGCTTAGTAACATCGTTTGCGTCAGACAACTCACCTTCACGAATTACCATGTCAAAGTTCAAGTCATAGCTACCATCAGGCGTAGGATAAACAACAATGTTCTGATCCCCGTTGCTATCAATACCATTAAAACTAAACACTTCAGGAACGCCTACAGCGGCTGTGTTTAGATTAATTTTTGTATTCATTTCATTGGTTGAGATTAATTTAAGCCTTGTTTTCTGAGTCGCGTTATAAGCATCAAGTATTTTATAATCTTGGCCTGAGCCAGTAATTGTGTAAGAGTTAGTTGCAGAGGTAACCTGTACAGTTTTAGTTGTCCTTAGTGCAGACCAGTCCCACGCTGTTTCAACTACCTTCTTAGCATCATTAACCAAATAACCAACCAGAGTTGAATACTCAGTATCAGTAGGCGTAGACACTTGTGTTTCTCGCAAACGGGCTAAAACTCTGTTGATTAAATCAATATATGTCATAATAGCCTCATGTATAAGTCAACAAGTTGCCCAACAAAGTGTAAGGACTTTCGCTAAATTTGAATAATTCTGGGAACACAAGCTGAGAAGTTTCTGTAGGGCCGCCACCTAACATACCGCCTACAAATCTTGTACCCTTTTCAGTGTCAGTGCCTTCTCCCGGCTCTGTAGCTGTACCAGTAATAAGAGTAGTATCAGTGCCTGTACCAGTAGTTATAGTAGTATCAGTGCCTGTATCAGTAGTTATAGTAGTATCAGTACCTGTGTCAACAGTTGGAGTAGTGACTGTACCAGTAGTAGTTGTAGTGCCAGTAGTAGTGCCTGTACCAGTAGTAGTTGTAGTGCCAGTAGTAGCTCCTGTGCCAGTAACAGCACCTGTGCCAGTAACAGCACCTGTGCCAGTAACAGCACCTGTGCCAGTACCATCAACAGTAGGGATAATAACTGTAGTATCAATCTCAGGCGGCTTCTCGTACCATATCTCACCCATAGGATCACCAACAACTACAGACCCATCAGGGTTAGTATGCCGCCATACAATAATAGAACCTTCACGTGGCTTAGCATTAGGGTCTATCTGTTCATTTGTGCCATAAACAGAATAATCAAAACCACCAGCATCTGTTGCAGGCTGCTCACCAAGTCCGCTTAAATCACCTTCTGTGAGTGTTGTATCTGGCTCCAGCCCTGTAGTATCCCACTGTGCAGGTGTCGTTAATGTAGCTATCTCAGGCTGTTCTGGTGCTGTGTATGGCGCAACATATCCTTCTTTGTCTATGACATACTGCTGTCCGTCAGTGCTAGTTACAACATTAAGAGCACCACTTTGAATGTCAGCAGCTATGTCCATATCACTCCCCATATCTCTCTGTGGGTTCTGGGAGACATCTACAGAAGTCTGCTGACTGGTCACTAATTTGTTAGCATGTTCACGGATAACCTGATCCTGCTTCTCCTGCGCTACCTGCTCAGGAGTCATAGTAGGATCGTTGAAGATAGTGGAGTCAGTGAGCCAGTCTCCGATGTTGGCAGGGCTGTACAGTTCTTCAGGATTCATACCCCTGTTTATCAAGTCAGTTTTAGCTGCATTATAGAGCTGCCTGTCGTATTCCCTCCGTGCTTCTGCCTTGGCTTCTCTGCTCCCTACAAAAGCACCAAAGCCTGCAAGAACCAAAGAAGCAGGGTTTAACATGTTCTTTAGACCATTAATAAATGGATTACCTAGAACAGCATTAGCAGCCGCTTCAGCCTGCTTTGCAGTCCCTCCAGCTAACAACACCTCTCCGGCAGCAGCATCAGCAGCGGCAGCAAGAGTAGTCGCAGAGGTAGAGCCAGCAACCGACATCGGCCCCATAGCGGTAGACTGGAACAAGCTAGGAATAGAAGTAAGAGAATTAATTGTGTCATAAGTATTGATAGCATCTGCAATCAGATTAGTGCCTGAAGTCCCGCTAGGCTGAGTTGGCAGCGTAACAGGTGTAACAGGGATCACAGGAGCAGGAGTTTTTGGAACAGGAGCTACTGGAACAGGAGGCTGCATACTTGTAGCAGTCTGCAACTGAGCATTATAGCGATTCTGTATAGACGCAAGATTCCCACCAGTGGCCTGTGCCAACTGTGTAGGAGTAACGCCAAACGACTGCATCTTGTTAAAGACTTCAGCGTCTGTGGCAGTAGGATTGCCAGAGAGCCATGTTAGTATTTGTTCGTTAGTAGCTGCCATTATAGTTTTGCAACACCTTCTCGTTTTTCAAAAGTACGATAACCCGCCAAACCTAACATGCCCAACAAAAGCGTCATCAGTTCACCTGACTCCAGAACAGGTAGCTCCGGTACTTCAGGAGCATATACAACAACAATAAACTTCAAGAAAGGATAAATAACAAAGTTATACCCCATACCTGCTGCGCATATCCAACCTACAGCGGGTCTCCATCCAGATACAAACACAGAAGAATGAGCAGCTTCTTGTTTATTTACTTCTAACTGACCAAAGAGTAACCGTAACTCTCCAGCCTGCTCCATGTTAGCCAACAACTCTTTTGCTTCAGCTCTGGCGTTACGGTCAGGAATAACCCTGTCCAGAACAGTATCGAGTATTGACAATCCCGTAGCTAAAAGACTCATTTCTTCTTTTTCTTTTTACTTGTTGTTTGTCTATCGTATTCTTGTGTTAACTGATTAACTATGGCTTCTATGCAGTAGGCTTCTTG